AACTTTTCTGTAAGTTTATTAAATAATTCGTTTGGTGTTTGTTTCATAATTATGTTATTGTAATAATGTTTCTATATCGTTAAAATAATCGTTTATCATATCTGTTCCTACTACAACAGAAAAACTTTCTGGATTATCTCTGTAATATTTTATTGTTTCTATTTTAGATAGTTTAATTGATTTTTTAATACTTTCAAATCTATCTTCTAATTTATCAAAAGCTACTATACGTTCTTCATGAAATTTAGATGCTTTATCTTCTTGTTCCTTTATATTACCGTTATACATATTAAAATAAATTTTTAACTATCATTCCTGATCCTTTTTGTACATAAGTACCATCTTTTGTTTTAGGAACTAANTTATATTTAAATTGTTTTGTATAAGCGCTATCAGTAACTCCATCAGGACCTGCTTTTGGTCCAGGGCCTAAATCTGCACCATCTCCTAAAGCACCTTCTCCTACTGAATATCCAAAAGAACTTACTATGCCTGAAGGTAATTTCATTTTTTGTTTGGATGAAACTTTTTTTGCTTTAGGTACTTTAGCTAATTTTTTTCTAACTATAGGTAATGCTTTTTCTTTTACTAATTTATATCCTAATTGTTTATAAGCTTCATCATCAGATTTAGATCCTTTTTTTCTAAAAGCATAAGGTGTATTATAAGCACCAGCAGCCCCAGATGTAGATACTTCATCAACTTCTCCCTCCATAGTCATTCTCTTATACTCGTCTGGATACTCGTTACGGAGATGTTTTCTAATTTTGTTTCTTAAAAGTCTAGCTTCTTCGTATATTTTTCTAAACTCTTCATCTGATTTAGTTTTTGTATAGACTCCTTTAGCAGTTGAGACTAATTCTTCAACATCATCATTTAATTTATCAAATGCAGGTAGATCAACTACTTTCCAACCTACTTGACCCGTTTCACTATCAATAGAATTAACTACAAATTTAGTATCCCCATCTTTAGAATAAGATACATCACCAATTTTATAACCGCCTGTTTTAGCTAAATTGGGGGTAGGTGCTTCAGTAACTTTATATTTGTACGCCATTCGCTATTTGTATTTCGTTTATTAATTGGTAATAACGTAACAAATCAACTAAATTATTATCTCCAACTTTATCAGTTTTCTTTAATTCGGTTAAAAATTTAGCTATTTCAGTAATTTTAATCTGTGTAGCTTTGTCTTTAATATTTTTAGTTTCCTTAACTAAAATATTTTTTAATTCAATTATTTTACTATTATAAAAATTTCTTAAATCTGGAGTAGATTCTACAGAAGTAATATATTCCTTAAGTACTTGCTTTTGATCATCTGTTAATGTATCATACTTATTATTAAATTTTTCTAATAATACTTTATATGTTAATGTTCTTATATCTTTATCATAAGTTGAAAATTCTTCAAGTACTGTTTGTTTTGAATCTTTTGTTAATTGTTTTTTAGTTAAATGTTCTAAAATAACAATTTTACTATCTGTGATTTGGTCTAAATTTAATTTTTCACTATGAAAACTTTCAATTAAAGTATATATAGCAGCTATTTCTTTATAATTAGATATTTTAGAACCAAAAAATGATTCTAAATTATAATGTTTTTTAATTTCATTAATTAAATTATATTTTTGTTTTTTTATTGATTTTCTATTAAATTTAGTTGATGCTTCTAATATAGTGTTAATAACTAAAGTAGCTTTGCTTTCAGTTAATACTTTAGATTTAAGTACAGATTCATATATTTTATATTCTTTACCTAAACTAGTATTAATGAAATATTCTTTTAATATATCTATAGCTGGGGAGTCACCACCTTTTAATGTATCCGCGGTTATCTGACGTACTAATAGTTCAAATAGTATACCAGTGTTTTTGTACTTTGAGTGTTTTATTTTCATCAAAAAATATATTTGTTTATAAATATTGAAAGATATTTACTTCTTCAATTGTTTTTCATCTAATAGTGAAGTATCATCTTTATCTTCTTCAAATATTAATTTTTTACTATTCAAAGTTTTTAAAAAGCCTAGATTTTTTAAATGAGCAGATTTATTTGCTTCTAGAGCTAATGGACTACCTCCTTTAAAATTAGGTTTTATTGAATTAGAATCATTTTTATCCTTATCTTTCATTCTTTTAACACCTAATCTATCTTTACCAAAATTAGAACCTTGTTTATTTCTACTAGTAATAGTATCTTGTGGACGTCCTAATTTAGGATCATCTTCATTATAACCATCTGGCACATTACCTGGGTCAGACATTGTTCTTCCTTTACCATATAAAGAAGCTAAATCATGAGGGGTACCATATGATTTACCTGTTTCTACAGGATCATTACCTTCTGCTTCAATTTGAGCTATTCTAAATTTACGTTTGGCATCTTCTCTAACTAAATCTCTATATTCATCATATTGATCTTCACTAAATTGATATACATTATCATAAATCCAATCAGATGGTACTAAACCTTGGCTAAGTAATTGTTCTGCTAATTCAGATTTAGATTTTAATAATTCTACCTTTTCTTGTTCTAATACAATAGATGGACTAGACATTTGCAATGTAAAATTGGTTAATGTTTCATCAGTATAACCTTGAGTATATAAATGAACTAAAGCTATTTTATTTAATTCTGAAAGTACAATACGTTGTAAACGTTCAATAGTACGAGCAAATCTTATATCTTGAGCTGCTAATGTTGCCTTACCTTCTATATCTTCTTCATACCCTAAAAATGCTTTAGGAATTTTAAGAGCAGCAAATAATTTTTCTCTTAAATATTCAACATCTTGAATACCATCATATTGTAAACCAGGTGTTGTTTCAATTTTAGTAGTTTGATCATTTCCACGAACAGGGATATAAAAATCCTCCATCATGTTCTGCATGTTATATTTTAAATTATAATCACCTGTTTTATTATCTTGAAAAGGAGTACGTTTTAAATTGCCAATAGTTTTTTGCATAAAAGCATCTATTTCATTTGGTGGTATAGAACCAACATTCATGTAAAAAATACGTTTTTCTGGGGCACGGGCAATTCTATGAATCAACATAGCATCTTCCATTAACACATATTGTTTGTATAATCTACGAGCTGGTTCAATGTATGCTCTTCCATAAGGAAGATAATTAACATCAGAAATTAATCTAAAATGGGCCATTTCATAATTATCAAAAAATACACCAGTTTCATTTTGTAAATTACTTGAACCTGCAGCTCCTCCAACTGGATACATACCTGAACTTATATTATCCATACCATCTGCTATAAATCTATACCTTATTTCTGCTGGGTTTTCTGGGTTGTATCCTTCTTGTCTTTCAATATGATAGGCAGTATAGGGTATAACATTATATACTCCAAATTTTTCTGCTATTTCAAGTTTTAAGAAAAAATCACCATATTTACACATTTGACGTATCCACATCCAAAGATTAAACTCAATATTTAAAACATCATAAAATAAATTATAAAGGATTTTTTGAATATCTTCATTAGCACTTCTAATTTGAAGAACTTCACCCATATCATTTTTAAGTGTAGATTCATCAGCTAATATATCAAGAGCAGAAGCAATTATTGCATCTTGGTCCATAACATCATATTCAGAATACATATAAGGTCTTAAATATTGGTAATTAATGTTAAATTGTGCTCCATAAAGTGATGTAGGAGTAGTAGAAAAAATTCTATTATATCTATCCATTAATGAATTAGTTTCTAATTCACCAGTAGATTGGATCTTACCACTATCTATTACTTTTATTTGATTTCCACCTACATTTCGTATTACTACGTCAGTTGAAAATAATTTTTTTAATCTTGTAAATACGCTTTTATTAGCCATAATGTATTGTTATTATTATAAATATGATTTAGAACAGCCATCTAATATCTTCTTTACCATCTGCTGTTTGAATATTATAGGGATTGCCAGAATTTGCTGTTCCATAGCCCCCTTGGTAAGGAGTTCTATCAACAGACATATTACTTAATGCATTTTTTGTTGCTTGTAATCCTTGTTGTCTCATTTTAAGTGCTGTATCTCTAATGTACATAGCTATACCAAATGACATTACTAAATCATCATTATAACCACTTTGAGCTTCTGCTCTATTATTTTTCCATATAAAGGTTTTCATTTCTTCAATTAACCTTTTTGATTGGATTGTTACTCCTTTATCACTAATATATTCTTGGAACTTACCTATTATCATAGGACGTGTTCTAGATGACATTGTAAACCCAGCTACCATTTTTGAATGGTCCTGGTATTTGTCAAAATACGAATTAGATGATGGGGAGTCACTCTTTTGTGAATAATAAAGGTTTGGATATCCTCTATCTAAAGCAACTTGTATAGTTGCCCACCCAATATTAGCATTTTCAATTACAAGCATTGCTTCATTATATTCAGTAGCTAAACCAACTAATAAATGCCCGTATTCTTTAGTTCCTAATTGCCCTTTATATTCTGCTACTTGCACATTATTTGCTACATCTATTACATGACATGCAGAATAATCTTTTCCATCACCTCTAGCA